AGTTGATATGTCTTCTTTCAATACTTTATTAATTGGTGTTTTTTTAATTGGTTTATCAGTTGATATATCATCAGTTGATATGTCTTCTTTCAATACTTTATTAATTGGTGTTTTTTTAGATTTAACTTCTATTGGTTCATCATATACCTCAATAATTTTTTTCTTTTTAAGTGTTTTTTTAAGTTTTATAATATTTTCTCCTTCTGTATCACTACCAGAATTATCTTCATTATTACTAACAAGTTCTTTCGTATTTTTAAATGATTTAATTTCTTCATCAGTTAATCCAATTAATTTATAAAATTCTAACTCTTCAATATTATCAATATTTAATTTACGAATATCTGGTATATAATCACATACTTCTTTTTCTAAAAATGACATTCTATATTTTGTATAATCACATATAATATTAGATATGTTAAATTTCATTATTTTTAATATTAATTCTAAATTATTTCCTAATATATATATTTTCTCAGTTCCCGTTAAATTTAGTTTTCCATCATCAATAAAACATCCTTTAAATCCTCTTTTATTAGCTATTATGATTTTTCGTTTATTCATATCTGGATGTGCGTCAGATGCTTTTTTTACTATTATACCTTCATTTAATGTATAAGTATCAACTGCCCACATATCTTCTACTTTATAGTTTAATGGAATTTTTGTTTTAGTTCCTGTTTATTTTACAGTTTTGGTTTTATATTCCAATTTACAATTTTTTTTTTCAATAAAATTAATAAGTTTGTCAAAAATATTATGAAATGCTAATGGTATTGAATACAATTGATTTAAATATTCATTTGAATTAGTTATTAATTTTTTTCTTTTAATTTCACTAATTATTTCTGTTTTATTTTTATTTATATTTTTATTATTTTGTAATATATATAATGATATTGGAATATCTTCATTAATCATTCCCTTTGATTGTGAATCATCCCACAATTTCATCCAAACAATATGTTTTTCTAACATATCATTATGTAATGAATGTGATTTTTTTAACCAACTTAATGGATTTATAAAAACTAAATATCCATTTGGTTTCAACCATTCTTTAAATGATTTCTCAATAAATTTAGTACAAATAGTTTCATTTTTCTCTCCAAGTTGTTTTCCCGTATGAGAACGAATACCTCCTTTATTATATGGCGGATTACCTAGAATAACATCAAAACGTTTAAATGGTATATTCCATTCTTTTACTATGTTTAATTCTAATGTATCACCTTCATATAGTTTCATACTGTATTCATTATTTAGATTAAATATTTGTTTTGTAATAAATACATTCTTTTTATTTAATTCACTCATATATAACATATTTTCAATTATATGTTTTTTTCTTTGTAAATCATCTGATATTTGGTCTTTTAATCCAATCATAAGACGCATATATACTGCTACTGGAAAATTAGACATCCCTGTTGCTGGATCAAACCATTTAAAATTTAATTCATTAAAAATACTTTTATTATGTAATTTTATATAATGTTTATCTAAATTGTCTAACATTTCATTTACTAAATTCATTGGTGTAAATACTTCACCATTTTCTTGTTTTTCTTTTTGTTTTGGTTTTAAACACTCATTTATTAATTTTAATAATTCTGTCGGTCTATCAATCAAACTCTGTATATTCATCTTAAAATTAACTGAGATATTAAATGTTGAAGAATTCTTTTCAAAATTATTTTCTATAATATCTTTAATTATATTTATTAAACCTTTTTTATCCCACCATATTTGGCACTGGTCATCAAATATTTCTAATAATTCTTTGTTATTTTTAATATCATTTAACATCTTAACAAAATCTTTTTTTTCATTATGAATTGTTAAAATACAAGTTAATGGTATTACAAAAGGTAATACATCTTTTTGAAATAATATTTGTTTTTCTTCTTCATCTTCTTCAGATAATAATCCATTTGGTATTCTTTCTTGTCCTTTTGGTAAAACTTGTAATTCGTCGTCATCTTCTTTAAATTCAACAGTTGCTTTAACTTTTTTTTCATTTATTGAATTTGAAAAATATTCATTAATTTTTCTTTGTGTTGGATTATCAAATTCTATAATTTCATTTTTTAAATGTTCTAATGCTTTCATAAAATGATTAATTGGGTCGCTTTTCCAAATATCCATTAATTTTTTTACTATTCCATCACAATCAAGATTTTTATTTTTCATCATATCAATATCAATATTTATTAAATGATTTTCAATAAGATATTTAATTTTATCTTCAACACTATTGCTATTTTTATAAATGGTATAATTTATACAAGTATTAAGAACACGACTTATATTCAAATCTACTACAATACCCATTTTTTTATCATTATTAATTCCTTCTGTCATACAGCGATACATTTGTTGTAAAACTTTATCACTTGACAATGAATTATTTAAAAGTAATACAACATCACAACTATTTAATGTAATTCCTAATGTAAGCATACTACCTGCAAGTAATATTAAACCTCTTTTTCCTTTACTTCGTGCTTCAATTTCATATTTATTAATTTCTTCTTTGACATCTTTTGCTAATTTTTTATTTTTACGATTAATACATAATACTTCATAATATTTCAAAATATCATCTTCTAACATTAATTTTGTTAAGCACAATGATATTTCATTAATGTTAGAAGATGGTAAAAACCAAATTTGAGTAAATGGATTTCGTGACTCATTTTCAGAACATAATTTATATATTCTTCTAAATATCGTTTTATCTCCATCACTTTCATTTGAACTGGATATATATCTTAAAATTGTTTTAACTTCATTATGAAATGAAAATTGAGTTTTATTTTTGTTTAATCCAAATAAAGTATCAAAACAGAAACCCATTTTATTTTCATTACTACTTATTCGTTCTTTAATTATTTCATATCTTTGTTCATCAAACATATTTGTTATTAAATGTAAATTTGGCATATTTTTATAAGATTTGAATATATCATTATAGGTCAATCCTAAACTATTTAGTTTATTTATTGTAGTTTTAACATATACACCATGTTTTTCAACTAACTTATTTATATTAGTTTCATCTAATAATATACTTTTACAAATTTGCTCATCTTCTATGTCCCAAAACATTTGGCAATCTGATATAATATCCCATTCTTTTAATGGTTTATTATATGTTGCAGTAAGAAATATTTTAATTGTATTTTTTGATGAATATGAATTTATAATTGATTTTGATAAATCAGTACATCCTTGAAAATGACTTTCATCAAATATAATTAAGTCTAATTTTAAATTTTTAATAATTTGTATTGTTCGTCCTTCTATATACTCTTCTAATAGTTGTTTAGACATAACAAATATATTATTTTTATCTAATACAATTGAACTAATTTCTTTTGAACCTTCAATATTATGGATTTTAAATGGTGTAAAATCTCTAAATTTATTAAATAAGTCATCAGTAAATTGAGGTGCTGTTTCTGTTGGTGCTGGTGTAATAATAAGAACATTTAATTTTTGTTTAATTTCATATTGTTTGATTATTATACCACCTGACATATAAGTTTTACCACTTCTACATTTGCAAAACCAACCAAATGTTTTATTACCTTCTTCAATTAATGATGATGTCTTAGATGTAATTAAATCTTGATGAAATCTTAACTTTAAAATTTCTTTTTTTCCTAAAAATAATTCATCATAGTTAATTTTTTCATTTAATGATTTGTGTTTAATAATTTCTGCTTTGAATTTCAAAAAGTTTTTATTCAAATCTGTTTTATCAATAATTTTATCTTCAGTCATATAATCAGTTATATAATTACTTGATTTATTAGCATTTAATACTTTTTCCAAAACTAATTTTTTATCTGGAACAAGTAAATATATTTCAAAATCTTTATAGATATGTTTATTTTTATTTATCATTGCTATAATATTTTGTATATCATAATAATCAACTGATTTCTGTTTTTTGATATCTTGTTGTGTTTTTGGATATTTTGAACTAATAAAAATATATTTATTATGTAATCTATCATACATAGTAATATCAGATTTACCACTTGAATTACCACTGAAAACTTTTTCATTTAGATATTCATTAAAACTGTCTAATTTCTTTAATTTACCATTATTAACATTACCTAATAAATGAGAAAACTGTGAATTAGAAAATATTTCACAAAAACCAAATTTTATAACAATATCTCCAATTCTTTCAAAAATATTTCCTTTATTTCCTTGTGTTTCACACATATCCAATATTTCATCAATATTATTATATTTAATAAAATTGTTAATGAAAATATTAATAGTCATTTTAGTAAAGTCCATGTTGGTAGTTATTATATTATGATACCATTATGTCTATAATTCCTAAATATATTTATATCAATTTTTTCTAATTATTTTTATATATAATATTATATGATAACGCAACATACAGAAGATAAACAAAAAGATATAAAATGTAAAACAAGAAAAACAAGAAAAAGAAAAAAATTAAAAATCCTGACTATATGTGCGTATATGGATGTATAAATGATGATACTAAAGAAAAAACAATTACATGTAAAATAGATAGTATTATATACAATATATAAACATTTATTCATTTTTTTATATGTTGTTATATAATATATCTATGTTTAGAACAAATAATGCTCAAATGGCAGATAATGTTTTTGCTGCAAAAGGTAAAAAAAGATATGAAGACAGTCTAAAAAAAGGTTCTAAAATTATTAGAAAAACATATAAAGAACAATATGATACACAAAGTATTTCTGAATATTCAGATGATGATGAATATACATTTGATGATAATAAAAGTAATGACAGTTATAATGGTATATCACAAACAAATCATATGTCTGTTATTGAAAAAATGGATAACATAACTAATAACAGAAAATATGAAAGAAATAAATACACTGAAAAAAATACGTGGATAAATCAACTAGAACCAATGAAACTTGGTAATAATGGAGATATTGTATCACAGAACAACATTAATGGTAGCAATGATATGGTAAATCGTGTAGAAATTGAACGACAAATGGAAATGAATGGTGGTTATTCAATGTATGATAAAAATGATGATGGTGCATATGGTGTTATTAATCCTGAGTCACAAGATTTTATTCATCAAAATATGGAACCATTTTTTAAAAAAGGTCCTGATCCAATTAATGAAGATAAACGAAATATGGTAAATGAAATGAAATTAAATTCATATACAGGTTCTGATAAAGACCCTAGATGGAAACCAAAAATAGAGAGAGCACCTTTGTTTAGTCCATTGGTAAATGCGAAAGATATTTATGGAGATCCTGTTAGAACAGATGAGTACGAATCAAGGGTTTTTCCAGGAAGAGAAAAGAGAAATGAACTACCGTTTCAACAAACAAAAATAACCCCTGGTTTAAACATTGGTTATAATACAATTGGAAAACAAGGTTTTCAAGAAATGTACAGAGCAGTTCCTAAAGCTGCATATACTGACCAACTAAGAACAGTCAATAATCCTAAAGTATCGTATGGTTCATATGTAGGTGTCGCACATAAAGGAAACAACGGAGCAATAATGGGTTCTATACGACATAAAAAACCACAAACATACGGTGAAAGAGGTAGAAAAGATTTGGTAAGGTCAAGAGCAATAACAACCGCACCTACTATTTATGGTGAAATTGATCCAAAAGATATAGCAACTGTTAATAGAGGTGTTGATGAAACATTAATGGTTGGTCCTGCACAACATTACACAGAAGGAAATACACCACAAGAATTCAGAGGTAATTATAGAGAAAGTACCAAACAAACAGTCCTTAATGATTTACCTCGCAATGTATTAGGTGTTAGTTCTGTTAAAGGACAAGGACATAATAATCAAGCATATGTACCTGATTCTACACAAAGAGATATATATGGTGATAAAAATATGTTGGGGCACGCACATAATGGAGGTGTTACCAATAAATCATATGCGATAGATTATGATGATATTCCTGATATTTTGAAACGAAATGTCCACGATAAGTTTGATAGAGCAGGTAATGTTAAAGGAAATAAAGAACAACAAGTTAATCTAAATTATGATGATATTCCAGATGTTACTAAAAGAGAACTAACAACTACATCTAATAATGGATTTATTAAAGGTAATAAAGAACAATACGTAAATTTAAATTATAATGATATTCCTGATATTACTAAACGAGAAACAACATCTACATCTAATAATGGATTTTTAAAAGGAAATAAGGAGCAACAAGTAAATCTAAATTATAATGATGTTCCAGATATTACTAAACGAGAAATGACATCTAAATCAAATAACGGATTTTTAAAAGGAAATAAAGAACAACAAGTAAATCTTAATTATAATGACATTCCAGATATTACTAAAAGAGAAATGACTTCAAAATCAAATAATGGTTTTATAAAAGGAAATAAAGAATCTAAAATTGTTATCAACTGGAATGACATTCCTGATATTACTAAAAGAGAAACCACATCTAGTAATGTAATTGGAACTTTTAAAGGAAATAAAGAATCACAAATTGTTATTAATTGGGATGACATTCCTGAAATAACTAAAAGAGAAATAACATCTAAAGAAAAATTAGGAAATATTAAAGGAAATAAAGAACAATATATTGTTATTAATTGGGATGATATTCCTGAAGTAACAAAACGAGAAATACATAATATTGAAAAGAAAGGTACTGCTAAATCTATTGTATCACAACAAGGTTCTAGACAACAATATATGAGTATGTTATTTAATGGTGCTAAAGAAGCATTAAATCAAGGAAGAGCACCTACAAAAATTGGAATGAATAAAGGTTGGACAATTGATCATACAGCATTTTTTGTTAAAGAACCATTAGAATATACATGGAGACCATCTACTAATTCAAGTTTGTTAATAACAAATGATAGAGTTAATTTCTCTCAAAAAGAACCTAGAAATGTTAATGTATGGGAAAATGATAGAATTGATAGTTATTCAGAAGAAAATTTAGAAAACAATCCATATGTAAATAATTTAGTTCATAAAGCAAAAACATAAAATTTTACTAATAATTTTCATCTATATATTCAATAACATCATTATTTTTAACAATTTCTTGATAATTTTTTAACAAATACTTGTAAATAAAAACATATGTTTCTTTTATTTTCATAAATCCTTGATTACCTAATATAATTATAATAACACCTGATTCAAATACAAATATTGTTATTTTTTTTCCATCTTCAATAAGTTTAATATTAACACCAGCGTGTCTTGTTGAATCATATATCGCATCATAACCATCTGTTTTCATAAGCACAGGTAATTTATATCTGTCAATTCTAAATGGAACAGTAAATTTACAATTAATCATATCTATATGAAAATCATATAATTTGTCTATAGTAAGCATATCTTCACAGTATTTTATCTTTTTAATTTTCTTATTTTTTGTTATAACATAATTATCATTATTACATTCTTGATATAATATATATATTGCTTCTATCATATGATCTACTGTTAAACAACCTGTAAAATGTAAAGAACCGCACGTAAATATTTTTACAGATACCGGTTTATCTAAATGTTTTCCTTTAACTTTAATTGCTGTTGTCACTTGGTTTAAAAATTGTGTGTTTTTTGTTGTTTTAATTTTCTTTTCGTGTCCCTTTACAGAACATATACCACTTTCTTTTCTTGGTATATATTTATAAATGTTTATTGGATAAAATGTTGTTTTAACTTTTGCTTCTAATGTCATTGTTGAAACAGAAATATCTTCTGGTAAAACATCATCTGTTAAATTCAGTTCTTTGTATATCTTAGTTTTTAATTCACTTATAGACATTTATTAAATTTATAATATATAGATATATATAACATAATATATAATTTAATCAATTTTTTATGTATAGCATATAATTTAATGAATTTTTAATTACTATATAATATATATGGTTCGTAAAATATTATCAATTGATGTTGGAATTGTAAATTTAGCATATTGTGTTTTAGAAATAAATGATGATAATAAATTTAAAATTAATTATTGGGACATTATTAATATTTCATCAAAAAAATAAACTTGTAATTTTTCGAAAAAAGGTTCTGTATGTAATAGTGTAGCAACAAAAACATATAATGGTAAATATTATTGTACTCCACATTCCAAAAAAATAGAAGTTGATATCAGAAATATTAATATAGAATGGATAAAATCAGATAAAACATTATGTACTTATGAAAATTGTAAAAACAAAGAATGTTTTAAAACAGAATTAATTGAAGGACATTTTTGTCAGAAACATTGTAAAACTATGATTATTAAAAATAATTACAGATGTAAGAAATGTAATGAATTATCTATCAAAGGTATTTATCAAGAAAATGTTTTTATAACTGGTTGGTGTAAAGAACATATAAATGATTGTGATAAACATATTAAAAGTAAATTTAAAAAGGTTACAAATAATATTTCACCACAAGATATGTGTCATAATCTTATTAAAAAATTAGATGAAAAAAAAGAATTATTAAATGTTAATGAAATATTTATTGAAAATCAACCAACATTTAAAAATCCTATTATGAAATCAATTGCAGTAATGATACATACATATTTTGTTATGAAAACAAATAATGTTTTAATAAACTATTGTTCTCCATCTAATAAAATAAAAATGGGAGGACAAAATGTTGTAGATAAAATCAAAGAAGTTAAAGATGATAGAGAAACATATGTATTAACAAAAGAAACTAGTAAAAAAATATGTAGAGAACTAATTAAAGATGAACCTGATTATGTTGAACTATTTGATAAACATAAAAAGCAAGATGATATGGCAGATTCTTTTTTACAGGGACTTATAATGGGTTTTAAGTCAGTTATACCACAATATTATGTAGATATTATTAAAGGTGCTGAACTGTAAATTTAAGTAACAATAATTTTAACATTTGCTAGTAAATTTTCATTAACATATATAAAGTTTTGTCTAAATTGTTCTATAGTAAGTTTTCCTCCTTTAGAAATTAATGTTTCTCTCGCCTTTGCTAAAATAACAGGATCATCATTTCCTGTAAGTTTATGTTTTAAATTTAATGTTAAAGCATTTCTTGAACCATATTTATAATCTTTCATCATTTTTAAATTATGTTTCAATGCACAATTAAAACTACAGAAATTACCAATAACATAATATATATCATTTACATAATAATTAACAATGTGTGCAGGAGGACATTTAAATAATTCATCACACCACCAACATTTAATATTATTCATTATTTTATTGTTATTTTCTTGAGTAATATTGTATTCTAAAACATTTGTAGTTTTAACTGACTTTAGATTTTTAATAATAGCATCTTTTTTTTTAATTTCATTTAATAGAACAGTAATATTTTTATCAGTATGTTGAATATTCTTATCAGAATTAACAGGTACAATTTTTTCTACAACTTCTACTTCTTCTTCTTCATTGTCTGTTAATGGAAAACATATAATAATAATATCTTCTGTTTCTACATCATTTTTATAAATAGAATCATCATTTTTATCAGGTCTGTCAATGATTATATGTGTTTTAATTTTACGAGGACGCCCTCTTCCCCTTTTATTATTATCAATATTACTCATTTAATTCTATCTATATTATGTTTTTAGAATTATAATCATATAAAAATTACACATAAAAATTTTTTGCAGTATTATATCCGTGTTCAAACATCTCTATAATATCTTCTGATTTATTACATCTTACTACAATAACATCTTTATCATACATAATTTCTTTTTGAACAACACCTTCAAATATACATTTGATAAGATTAATTAAATATTCATCTATAGATTTTATGTTGTCTACATATTTTACTTCTTCTGTTACATAAACACCTATTATTTTATTTTTGTTTTCAAATATAGATATAGGAAAGTTATCTAGACATGCTCCATCTACAAACATTTTACCTTCAAACATAAATGGTGTCATAACAATAGGTATTGATATACTTATTCTGATAGCTTCTAATACTTTCATATCAGGATAATTTTCATAATTAAAATAATATACTTTCTTGTCATTAATACAAGAACCTGTAACTATTAGTGATTTATTTGTTTTGATAAACAATTCTTTGAAAGTTATATTTTCATCTATTTGTTTAGCATTCATTAATTTTTTTAATACAATAATTATTCGATTACCATCATCTAATCCATATTTCTAAAATATATTGGTGATATTTATTTTCTTTGTATTGTTCATATCTATTATTTTCATAAAATCAAACAATTCTAAAAAAGTATAACCAATCATATATAAAAAACCAACTATCGAACCTGCAGATGTTGCTGAAATTATTTTAATATCTTTTAACATATTATTTTCTTCTAAATATTGTAAAGCACCTATTTGTGCAACACCTTTAATTGCTCCACCACTTAAAACAAGAATACTTTTAATATTATCTTTTTTTTTATTTAATAATATGTTTATTTCATCTGTTATTATATCATTTATGTCATTCATTTAATTAATATTGTTAGAAAAAATGTATTTTTTTAAACTATTGTTAGAAAAAATGTATTTTTTTAAACTAATGTATTTTTTTAAACTATTGTTAGAAAAAATGTATTTTTTTAAACTATTGTTAGAAAAAAATAACATTTTTAAAACTATTTATATATTAAATATGTCATATGAAAAATTAAGTATTGATTCATTAGTTTCTGGAAACAGTAGTGGTAGTTCATCTAAAGGATTATGTATAGAAAATTTATCTGTTAATGCTTTAAATAAAGCTGAACCAAAAATAAGTTTTACATCAAATATACTTGTTGATAGAATTAAACAAAGAAGAAAAGAAAAAAATAATTGTTATAAACAAATGTTAAAATATTGTTATGATAGAATTAATGAAGCAGATAAAGACCAATGTACTGATTTATTTTTTACTGTTGTAGATGATGTACCTGAATGTAAAGAATATGTACCCAAAGAATGTATAAATTATATATCAAATATTTTGAGGGATGATGATTTTGATACTGTTATTATATCTAATACAACCATATTTATTACGTGGATAAACATTGAAAAGAATAAAAATAAAGAAAAATTCTAATTTAACAAACGAAAAAGTTCTGTAATATTACTATACGATATGTGAAAACCAAAGAAATAAAGCATTATTTTAATTAATTCTTTTTCCACAAACATTGAACCAATGTTTTCAATAAAATATTTGTAAAACATATTATCTTCAGTATTACAAGTTAAATTAGACAATGTTTTTGTAGCCAAAGGAGATTCAAACAAATTTTGATATCCGTGATCTACTAATTTATTTCCTAAATAGAAATTAAGAATTTGTCTATTTATCTTTTTAAAATTGTCTTTTACATCTTTTTCTAATTCAATTAAATGTCCATCTTTATTTTCATTTTTATTTTCATCTATATCAAAACCATTTAATATCAATAATGTACATAGAGGTATATCTACAAAAACGTCTGTTGATACATATACTATACGAGTTTGTAAATCATCAGATATATGAATTCTAGCTATATCTGATGATCTAATACAATCAAATAGTTGACGTTTCCATATTCTACGATATATATAAATATCTTCTAATGTATTCAAATAACGAACCATTTTTAATAAACCTTTTTTTTCTAATAAGTCCATTAAGTTTTCAGATTCAAAAATTATCTTCATATTAGTTTGTTAGATTGTTAGTTTGTTTGAGTTCCTTAATATCTTTTATTTTGTTATAAAATTATGTTCTATTATACATACATATATATATTTCAATTTTTCATCAATAAGTCTAATATGATAATAACCAAAAAACCAATTAAACATATTGCTAATATTTCTTTATACTGAAAAATATCAAACTTTTTCTTTTTATGTGTTTTAACTAATTCAGACACTTTATGCTTACAATCTTTACATTTCCTAATATGTCCTAACAGACTTTCTCCACTTTCTAAACTTTCAATAGATTCAACACTATGTAAATCAAAGTCTATACATTTTTTATTTGGATTATCAGAACTTCTCTTATCACTGTATTTAGATTTTGTTTTTATGATTTTGTCTAATTCATTTGTGTTATATGATATAGATGTTAATGATGATAATGAAGAATTATCTGTAGAAAATTTGTCTAAAGACTTTTTGTCTAAAGACTTTTTGTCTAAAGACTTTTTGTCTAAAGACTTTTTGTCTAAAGACTTTTCTTCTAAAAACTTATCTACAGGCATATATATATCGCTCATTTGTTTAACATCTTTTTTAACATTATGTTGAACAGTAGGTTGAACAGTTGTTTCATATTCTCCTTGTGCTGAAAAAAAACCATTATTTTCTGATTTTTTTTGTAAATATTTAAATGCTTGTATTTCTTTATCATATGTTTTTATTTTTTTTTTATTATCATTTACCTTTCTTGCTTTACTTGCTAAATCTTCTGAAGAATATGATACATTATCGGTACTAAACGGGTTCATCAATATATTATATAACTAAAAATAAATGATAATAAAAAAACGACAAAAGAAAAAATAATATAATACTATTATAAATGTATCTAACAATAATACACATAGGTAAATGTGGTGGAAGTGTAGTATCTGAAACATTAAAAAAAAATAATATTAAATTCAATAATATACATATCAGGCACGTAAAATTTAAAGAAAATCGTAAGTATGTAATTATGTTAAGAAATCCTATATCAAGATTTATATCAGCATTCAACTGGCGATATAAATTAGTTTTATTAGATAGAATACAACAATTTAAATTTTTAAATGAAAAAGATATTATTAAAAAATATAATAATGTTAATAATTTAGCAGAAAACATAGAGAAATATGATGATGAGTTAGAATACATACATCATATTTACGAAGACATTAATTATTATTTGAGTGATTTTATTAGAGAATGTAAGAGTGAAAATATATTAGGTGTTATTACACAAGAAAATTTAAAAGAAGATTTCAAAAAAATTTTTGGATTTGATTTAGATGAAAATGTTGAATCTAGAAAAAATGATGCATCTTTAAGTAAATATATATCTGATGTTGGATATAAATTACTCAAAGAATATTTATGGAGAGATTATAAATGTATAAAAAAATTATATAAAATGGGATATCTAACTAAAAAACAATATAAGGTACTGTCGACATAATGACTTATTTTAGTCAAAAGATAAACAACGTCGCGGGGATAAATCTGGGTTTGCGTTCTTCTTATATCCTTTCTGTGTTGGTGGTGTCTCGAAACACAGGGATTGTACAGGAGAATCAAACGACAAAGCGGGTTTCTTAGGAGTACTAGACAATGTGCACTTTTCAAGAGATAAAACAGACGCAGTAGCCAAAGACTCTGACTGTTCTTGAATGTATAACTTAAGGGCTGCAACCTTCTGTTCATACGCTTCCATCTTATCATCCATTGTGAAAAATCTGTTGGACTCATAGATTTTCAACAATTCAAACGATTCAACAACAAGTGCACCATCAATTACCACTGATTTAACCTCCTTATCAACAAAAATGATGTCGAAAGAAATGGTCTTATCAGTAGACTGATAAGTCACGCTTGAAAGTTGATATCCCATCTTGCTTCCTTCAGGATACTGACCTTCTTTTAACTTGAAGGTTCTTCCGTCGACAGTGATAGAAACAGGTAACGCTGGGTACTTCTTCAAACGACCTTGTTTGATATAGGCCACAAAATCGTAGTCATTAAAATGGATGTCTGGGCAATATTTGTTAACCGCTGCAGAACCCGATAAAACCAAGTTCAGATACAGAAATATCTGTTGAATCACAATAACAATCATCTTAAATTGTTTTTTTATAAAAGTCTATTAATGAACACACTATACATATAAAAAATTCAATTTTTTTTGATTGTGTTGATATATATAAATCTTTATTATATTAAAAATATATAATGTCTTCTAAAAAATTTGATCCAATTTCGACCGATATGTTAGTAGGTATGGGTGCGAACAGTGAAAAAATATTACCTTCAGAAAAACGAGTGGACTATAAGAAGGGAGATTATAATGACGACGATGATTTTGAAGTTAATAAATTGGATGTTGATATGAAAGATAATATTTTTCGTAAAAATGATAATACAGAAAAAGAACACGAAGCAGATAAATACACTAATGATAAAACATATAGTGATAAATATGAAAAAACAGAAAAAGAAAGTAAAATGGATGAGAAACTGTTAAAGAGAGATATGTTAAGAAAGTTAGCAGAATTAAAATCATACGGTGTTAAAATTTCTGAGAATTATAGTATGTCTTCAAATCTTGATGATATGCAAAATGAATACCAATTACATTATGACTTACGTTCTAAACAAACATCTGTTCAAATTATGAGTCATCTTTTAGTAGGTGTTTTAAAAGCATCTGAAGTTGTTAATGATAATTACAATCCATTTGATATTAAACTAGAAGGTTTATCCAATGTTGTTCAATCAGATATTCAATCATACTATGTTGTTTTAGGTGATATTTATGAGAAATATAACAAACCAGGAAAACCATCTGCACCTGAACTACGACTATTATTACTTATTTGTGGAACAATTATGAGTATGCAACTGAATAGGGCAACTGGTATAGGAAATCTATCAGATAAAATCAAGAAAGATGATACTGTATTAGAAGAATTAAGAAAGAAAGCAAAGAATGAAACATTTATGAAAGAAGAACACGAAAAAGTTTCTAAAAAGTTAAGTGATGTAAAGAATATTAAAGATAAAGAACAAGAATTAAATACTGTAAATGAATTACAAAAAGATAATGTAGCAAAAACATTTAAAAACAAACTTATTATGAGTTCTGAACAACCTAAACACGATAATGACAACGATAGTGATAGTGACAGTTATCTAGATAATAAAAATATAGATAAACAAAAAATATATGAAAATGAACAAAAACATTTAGAACAGGTTAGACTTTTAGCACAAAAAAAATCAGACAAATATAGACAAGAATTGAAAAAAAATAATGTTAAACCAGATTTAACTAAACAAAACAAATTATTAGATGATATTCTGAATAGTGATAATGTTTCTGAAAAATCTAATAAATCTGATAAATCTAATAAATCTGATAAATCTTATCGAACGAATTCTTCTGACAAATCAAGTAAGTCTAGAGCATCATTTCATCCTGATATTCAAAACATTTTAAAGAAAACAAAATCAAATGATATAAAATATGATAAAAATATTACTGATATTTTATCAAATGATAGTAATAAAGGTAAAAATACAGATTTAATTGATTTTGGTAAATTATCTATTGGTAGTGCTTCTAAAGGTAAAAAACCATTGATAAATTTTGGTAAAAATAAAAACTGATTTTTATTTAACTTGTAAAGGTAAAAATAAAAACTGATTTTTATTTAATATAATTATTCTTTATTATTCTATATAAACAAAATGAATATTCCATTAGATGTTCTAAAAATAGTGTCATCGTATCTTGTAGAACCAAAAATGATATTGGTGGATTGTTTAGAAACTAATTTCTAAAAATTTAATTGGTATAGAATGTCAAAAAATCCAAATGCTATTAATTTATTAGAACAAAATATGAATAAAATTAATTGGCTTCATTTGTCAAAAAATTTAAATGCTATTCATTTATTAGAACAAAATATAGATAAAATTAATTGGTCTGAATTATCAGGTAATCCAAATGCTATTCATTTATTAGAAAAAAATATGGATAAAATCGATTGGTTTGAATTATCAGGTAATCCAAATGCTATTCATTTATTAGAACAAAATATGAATGAGATTAATTGGTATAGTTTATCAAGAAATCCAAATGCTATTCATATATTAGAACAAAATATGGATAAAATTATTTGGTGGCAATTGTCAAAAAATCCAAATGCTATTCATTTATTAGAAAATAATATAGATAAAATTTATTGGGATTTTTTATCAGTAAATCCAAATGCTATTCATTTATTAGAAAAAAATATGGATAAGATTGATTGGAATGAATTATCAAGAAATCCAAATGCTATTCATTTATTGGAACAAAATATGAACAAGATTAATTGGTGGAAATTATCAGAAAATCCAAATGCTATTTATTTATTAGAAAATAATATGGATAAAATTGATTGGGATGAATTATCAGAAAATCCATGTATATTTGAGGTTAATATAAAACAATTAAAAATAAATATTACAGAAAAAGCAAAATTTATTGATAATATAATATTTTTAGGTGTGTAAATTATTAACAAATTTATCGACAGATTTATCTAAATTCATATTTTTTAATTTATCTTCTAAATTATCATCATCGTCGTTTTTTATATCAATAAAACCATTATTGATACTTGTATATTTATCATTAAATTCTATAACATCAGTGTTATCTAGAAATACTACACTATCGTCAGATACATCATTGTGTGCAAATATTTTGTCATATCTAACAATATTATCATTTTTCTTTTTTTTTTTAAACATACTATTAAATTTATCATTATTAAATTCTGTTTTAAATAATTTTTCAGGTAGTAATTCTGTATAATCATCTTTACGTGACAATTCATAACTTTCTAATATCTGTTCATATTCATTTAATGTTAATGGTTCTGATTTAATTGTTTCAAATACTGGTTTAACTTTTTGTTCTTCTTTACTTTGTAAATTAACAAATTCTTCAAATTCTTTTTTATGAACTAAATAGTCTTTTATCTCTGTATTTTGTTCCATATCATATTCTTTTTTTAAAATAATATCTGTTAAAATATCACCTGCTTCTCTAACTTTTTTGTATTTAGAAAGAGCATCTTTTTTATCGATTGATGACAAATGTTTTAATTTATCAGGGTGTAGATTTTTAAGTTTATCTTGATATGCTCTTTTAATTTCAATAGTAGTTGCTGATTTTGAAACACCTAATATTTTGTAATAATCATTCTTTTTAACTGGTTTCATTTTTTCAATTAAATCGTTCATTATTATTATTAATTATTTATATTTTATTTATATTATAATGAACGCTAAAGATAAAGTTGATGCTATAATGATATTACATGCTTTAGGTGATACAATTGGTTTTAAAAACGGAGATTGGGAATTTAATTATGGTAATAATATAGATATAAATACATTAGAATATGTTAATGAACTAATATATGAATTTATAGATTTAGGTGGTGTTAATGGTATTAATTTAAAAAAATGGAAAGTATCAGACGATACTATTTTACATATTGCTGTAACAAAAGCATTATTAGAATATAATGGTAAAATAGATGAAACATTAATTAATGTTGTAAAAAAGAATATGAAAAAAGAAGTAAAAACAATGTTAAGTGAAAAATTTAATAGATATATTGGATTGGTTACAGAAAAATCAGTAACTAATTTCACAGACAATTTTGATGCAAGAAAAGAAGAATATAATATTTATGCTGGTGGTAATGGTGCAGCAATGAGAAATTTGTCGATAGGTATATATTTTTATGATGATGAAGATAAAATGACAGAATTAAGTATGTTAAGTTCAATGATAACACATAATAATCCTATTGGTTATCTTTCAGGTTATACATCATCATTGTTTATTTATTTAGCAATGAATAATGTACCTATTAAAGAATGGCCATATTTGTTGATTGATAAATTGAAATCAAAAAAAATAAAGTCATATACTAAAAATTTATATGAAAATAATGAAGAACAAATGTATTCACATTATGAATATATTAGATATTGGCAAAAATATATAGATACAAAATTTGATGATAATAAAGAACCTATTAGAAATAAAGCATTTTCTAATCCGATGCACAGAATAAGATATTTTAATGATAATTTTCATAAAATAGATGAAATTTCATATCAAAATGGTTTGGGACAAATAGGTTCAAGCGGATATCTATGTATGATAATGGCATTTGATGCAGTGTTAGATTGTGATGGAAAATGGGAAAAATTAATTGTGTATTCAATGTTACACAGTGGTGATTCAGATACAATTGGTTCTATTGCTGGTGGTATATATGGTTCTGTATATGGTTTTGGTGATGTTCCTAAACATATGTTAAAATATATTGAAAGAAAAGAAGAAATATATGAATTATCCAAAAAAATCAGTAAAATTAAGAACTTTTAGATTGAATGGTTTTACTAATAGCATCAACTTCTCTACTTCCTTCATATTGTTCATCATTTATTAAAATAACAGGAAAAGCATTAAATTTATCTGCCTTTTTATCTTTCCCGTGTTGAAATGTTAATATCTCAACATTGTTATCATTTTTAAATATATCTTTTATTTCATCTAATTTTGTTTTACCATTACTTTGTTTATTTTTTACAATGTCTTCACAATGAGGACAATTTAACATATGATATATTTCTAATACAACTTTCTTCTTGTCACTAATAGCTAATGGTTTAACTGATGGTTTAGGTTTAACTATATTATGACAATTTTTCCAATAATGATATAATAATAATAAAATTAAAAAACCAACTATAATAACAATTAATAAACTTTTATTTTCTGATGAAGACATTTTTATAATATAAGTTTATTTTTTTTTTAATAATATAGTTTTTAATATTTTTTTTCTATAATAACAATATATTAGATGGCAACTGATAGTTTTACTGGAAAGTTGAGTTTCTTCAATTATTTCTTTGGAGGACACCATGGAGGTTTCCGTCTGGTCAACAGTATGTATGATGGAACTGACTATGTAAACAAAACATCTAATGTTTGTTCTGCTCTTGCACTTATGGATGTTGCTAATTACAAACCCTGTCAGAAATCAATGAGTGTGAGTATGATGCCTGGAGATGTTCATTTTTGCTTCACTGACTTGCTTATCCAAACTGCTCAATTTCACCGCAATATTGATCAACCACAACAGAAAGATAAACGATTAAATGTTGTTTCTACACGAGACAATGTTGTTAGTAAAATTAAGGAAGTTCTGTTTAGTGGCGCACTTAATTTGTTTGAACGATTTAATGCAGATAAGACAGGTGAATTAGTTAAACAGGTAATTATGCCTATTCGTGCACAATTAGATGCTCAATATCAACGATCATTTGATAACGCACTACAACAAGCAATCAATGCATGTGCCAGAAAACATGCCAGTATGTCACCAGATCCACTTGATTCTATGATGGATTCTACAACAAAAGTAGAATTCAATAGACTGTTTTTGGATACTTTTAGTGAAACTCTGTTCCGTAACCTTAAGGATCTTACACAAACTGTTTCTCATACTTATGTTAGTTCTGGAAACGAAGCAGAACAACTTGTACGAAATGTCTATGGAAACTGGGCAAGTTTAAATGCTGATGAAAAGAAATTTTATTGGTCAAATATTGGTCTGTTCTATCTTAATGATAGATCTGCAGACCTTTTTGGATTGTCTAATGCTGAAAGTAATCAACGTAATTTTAACAATACTTTATGGCAACGTATGTCTTGTGAACAGTTAGATTCTGGTCTGTTAAATAAATATGCTGGTTCTCTTAATCAATTCAACGGAACTAATCTACGTCTTAACCTTATGAAATCTACTAATGATAATGTTCTTTTTGCTGAAAACCTTCCATCTATTCCTCGAGGAACACGTTTATGGTATACTACTGACAATGGTACATTAAATAGTACTAGTGGTAAATCACTTCTTGAAATCTACAATGATGTCTATTATGGTTCTATGTCTGCACCATCTAATCCTGATAAAACAGATTTACACGAATGTCTTGATATGTCTAAATATATGGAATCATTAATCAAAGGATGTTCTCAACCTGATCAACAAATGAATGGTCTTAATATTCCTACAAATGTAGATGGAACATTAGATGACTATGATTTCTTAAATTATGCAAATGATGTAGTATATGGATATTCATGGAAATATGACACTAATAAACAACAATTCTTTCGTCTTAACGGAAATCAACGTATTTATTATGACCAAGCAATTAAAAATGCTTCAAATACTTGCTATGCTACATATTTGGGTGGAGACCGTGGTAGCAATGCTACTGGATGCAAGCGTGTTGTTGATTGTATTTTGACATCTGATGGTGATTCATTGGGTAGATGTATGGATGTTATCAAAGACACTTCTCTGTGGAATGTTGCTTCTAATGATATTAAGAGTGTTGATCCTGAAAAAATTAGAAAAATCCTTCGTAAATTCAATGTTCGTGCATATAATATTGTTGCTGATAATGGTGACAATATTAAACAACCACAAACTTATAACGAATGGTTATCATCACTTCCTGCAGACAAAAAACAATTATACAGTAATAACAAACCTATGTTATCATACCTGAGAGGTTTAATTGAAATCTGCCGAGGAAATCCTGTTGTATTAAACAGTGGACTTAGAGGTTCTAGTATTGCAGGATTTGAATCAACACCTTCAATTGTTAAAAATCTTGGTTTGAAACGCGGACTTAAATATGGTGCCAATGACAATAAACAAAAATTTGCTATTCTGGCACAACAATTAAATGTTCCTAGTTCATATGTCAATAGAGTATTATCACCTGCACCTATCTTAAATGGTATTAATAACACTAGTATTTATCCACCTATTGCAATGAATGGAGGTGGAGGAAATTACAGTGTTGTATCACCTATGCTACCTACATTTAATACTCGTTCTACAATTGACTATAGCATTGACAAACTTCAGAATAGAGGTATTGTAAGAACTGTGTATTTTTCATTGTTTGACAATATCCGAAAAGCATTAAAAGATATTGGTGCTAAAATGTCTGATGAAGATGAATCAAAACTCACTAACACATTAACTCAAGTTGCTAAACACGAAGTAGAAATGGCTAAAATGGCTACTATGTTAAACACTTTTGTTAAAATTGCTCATATTACAGGTGTTCCACCAATCTATCGTTTTAATACACAGAAACTTCGCCCTGTTAGTTTGAGAGACCTTGATAGTTCTAATTTGAATGATTTTGTAGGTCATCACATCCAGAACCTAAATACTCAAATTAACAAAGGTAATAATGTGATGAACGTTAATCACACTAACCTGTTCAGAACACTTGTTAAATTTGTTAATGAACTTAATGTTCTATATGGAGGCATTCCTGTCAATGTTGTTAAAAATACTCGTGAATCAAATCAACTTGTTGATATTGATGCATAAATTAAATTTTTTATTGTATAAATAACGTATATAATTTTATAAGATAATATTATATATGCCTGCAGGTATCATACAACTTGTAGCAACTGGTAAAGAAAATTTATTTCTTACAAATGATCCACAAATAACATTTTTTAAAATAATATATAGAAGACATACTAATTTTTCACTAGAAGATATAGACCAATATTTCACTCACGAAATTAATTTTGGAAAAAAATCATCCTGTAAATTATCAATATGTGCAGATTTAATAAATAAGGTATGTTTAAAAATAGTATTACCTGAAATATTAAAAACAAATAATAATACCAAATTTGCGTGGATAAAAAATATAGGTCACGCAATGATTAAAAGTATAGAAGTTGAAATTGATGGAAAAATTATAGATACACATTATGGTGAATGGATGTATATATGGAATTGTTTAACAAATAATAATACCGATGATGGTTTTAACAAATTAATTGGTAATATTCCTGAATTAACTGATTTTACAGAAAGTAAACAATCATATGAATTATTTATTCCATTGTATTTTTGGTTTTGTCGTTCCACAGGTTTATCATTACCTATAGTTAATTTACAATATTCAGATGTTAGAATAAATTTAGAATTATATGAAATTGAAAAATGTTGTATAATTTTACCTACACATTATATTAAATGTGATTGTAATATTGATAATTTCATTCCTAATGAATATATTTATCAAAATGACAGATATGGAATTTTTTCACATTATGATATTGTTGAAAAAAAACTATTTTATACACCTATAACAAAAGACAAATTTATAGGTTATGAACCTGAAATATCTGTTTTAACAAATAAAAAACCAAATAATTATATAATAAGTGGTTCTACTTCTGGTTTCAGCACCAATCCAGAAATTAATAGTAAATCATTAATAACTATCAATATGTCTCTAAAATACATAAAACTTAAAGAATGTTATTTGTTAGTTACATATGTGTTTATAGAAAATGATGAAAGAGTTAAATTGGCAAAATCAAAAAAAGACTATTTAATAGAACAGTTATATTACACACCTAATATATCTATTGATAATAATAATACTAGAGTGTTATTAAACATAGACCAACCCTGTAAATTAACAGTATGGGTATCACAACTTGATTATATAAATGATTTTAATGATAGATTTAATTTTACAGATAATTATGATGAAAAATTAGGTAATTCATTATTTATTAGTGAAACAATTAAATTAAACTCACAAATTAGAACATCTACTAAAATTCATAATTATTATCAATATGTTCAACCATTACAATATACACAAAATTATTTACCAAAAGGAGCTGGTATGTATTCTTTCAGTTTGTTTCCTACTGATTTTATACCTTCTGGTACTACAAATATGAGTCAAATTGAATTAATAGAATTAAATATTAAAATGAATGACAAAGTTAATATTAAAAATAAAGTAAAATTTCGTTCATATTCATTATGTTATAATGTATGGCGAGTAGAAAGTGGTTTAAGTTCGTTAATATTTATTAGATAATTTTAACATTTGCAACAATTTTTTAAAGGTCTGAAAATATCTTTATCTAATTGCAATACATTTGCGTATTTTTTAACATTACACATATCAGGAATACGAACACGTAAAACAGTAGATTGTATATTTGAATCATCATATGACAAGAAAGGTGATGAACCTGTAGTAATATCATAAGAACCTTCAAAATTAACACGTTCTAATGGATTACCACTAAAAGCATCATTACCAATATATCTAATAGTACAAGGTATTGTTACACATTTTAGGGCACATCCTTCAAAAGCATAATCACCTATAGTGACACATTTAGGGAATTCAACTTCTTTGAGCTCGTCGCACAAATAAAACGCTAGACTACCTATAGTGGTACATTTAGGGAATTTAACTTTTTCGAGATCACCACATCTACTAAACGCATTATTACCTATTGTGGTACAACTAGGGAATTCAACTTTTTTGAGAGCATCGCATAATCGAAACGCATTTCCACCTATAATGATACATTTAGGGAATTTAGCTTCTTTAAGAGAATCACAATCTAGAAACGCATAACCACCTATTGTGGTACAACTAGGGAATTCAATTTTTTCGAGAGCACTGCAAGAATTAAACGCATATTCACCTATTGTGATACATTTAGGGAATTCAACTTCTTCGAGATCACCACATATATCAAATGCTCCATAACCTATTATAATACATTTAGGAAATTTAACTTCTTTGAGAGTACCGCATGATTGAAACGCAAAATCACCTATAGTTAAACATTTAGGGAAACTATTTGATGTAATTTCAGTAAGACCACTATTTTTAAACGCCTGATAACCTATGGATAAACATTCTGGTAAAACAACTGTTTTAATATTTGTGATACCATTAAATGCTCCATCATAAACAGCAACTACTCTACGACTTTTACTTGATGGATCAGTAGCATATGACACATCCAAATTAATATCACCTGTTACTAATGTAGTACCTATTATAGCACATGTATCATCATTTATAATCGCGTAAATTATACTATAACCTGTATAATTAAATGTAAATGTATTTAATGGGGTTGAAACTGTCAACGGACCAAGTTTATTAGGTACATCCGGTAATTCTACTAACTGTTTCTGTAAATTGTCTAACTGTTGTTGTTGTCGTTCAATGTCTCTCTGTAAATGTTCTCTTCTAAAATCACTCATAAAATATATTATGTTAATACATTTATTATATTTATGTACTAAAAAAATTGATTTTATAACAATATGAATATTATATATTTTATTCATATTAAAAATCAAACACATACATAAAATGTCCACTGTTGAACAAATGCCTGCTTCATTTACAGTCCAAGAATTAGAAATTCTGGAACTTGTTAAAGGTAAATTTGAAATATGGAACACATCTATGGCAGAAACATTTAAAGATGATATGATTAAAGACATCAATCTTCTTACTGCTTCGTGGGCATTACTTGCACACACTGAATTTCTATTTTTAAAATGTGATAGATACAAAGGAAACATTGTAATTATACGTAGATTAATTGAAACTGGTTTTATTGAAATTGCATCTAATATTTTAAGACTACCTACAATGAAAAAAGGTATTCCTCATCAATTAATAACCAATATTCATTATGTGAGTACAGACAAGAAAAATTTTAATCCTTATGTAAATATTAAATATCTAGAAATGGATTGTCTTGTAAATGAAGCATCTGCATGGACTTTAGTTAAATGGATAAATGCTCAACTTCGTGCTGGTATCAATAAATGTTATAATTTTTTACCTGATACTGAAATTGTATCTTACAAAGATATTAAACAAGGTGTCAGAGTTAGAACACCTGAAGGAAGTTCATATAATAATTATACATCTGAACTTTTAGTAAATATTATTGATATTCTCAGAGAAAAGTATAACAAAATGTTGATAACTAATATTGATTTTTCACAAGCATATAACCAAGCAAATGCTATCAAAAAACAATTAGTTAATGAACGACTTACACAAAAAAGTATTGAACGTGCTCAAAAAATGAGAGAAGTTTTACCAGAAGTTCTTCCATTGAAAGTGCTTAAATCACAAGTTTCTAAACAGTTATCACAAGTTAAAGAACAATATACTAAACCACAAGTTACGGAACCACAAGATACTAAACTACAAGATACTAAACTACAAGATACTAAACTACAAGATACTAAACTACAAGATACTAAACTACAAGATACTAAACTACAATATACTAAACTACAAGATACTAAACTACAAGATAATAAACCACTAGTTAAAGAACCTATTAAATCTGTGTGGAAGGTTTTACCAAAAGTAGAACAAAAAGTTGAACCTGAAGTAGTAAAAAACAATCTAGATAATCAAATTCTAGATAATCAAATTCTAGATAATCAAATTCTAGATAATCAAATTCTAGATAATCAAGTTCTAGAACCATATGATGATTTTGATAAACTTAAAGCAGAATTCAGACCTGTTAAATCTAGAAGATCAAATAGATACTGAAAATTTTAATTATATTTTTTTATATACGATTATATTAAATGTCTGGTGGTGGATTAATAAATATAGTGTCAAATTCTACAAGTGATATATTTTTAACAGGTGATCCACAAATAACTTTCTATAAAATGTCATATAGAAGATATACAAATTTTTCTATTGATACTATTGATTTACCATTTAATAATTCTATATCTTTTGGAAATGAAACAGAACTAATTGTTAATCGTTTTGGTGACTTCATTAGTAAAACAGGTCTTCATATAACTATCCCATCTATTGAAATAACAAAAAAAGATGTTGGTATTGATATCACTAATTTACGTCCAATAGATAATCCACTGTATCTAAAAAATTACAATGATATTAAAAACATATATATGAATATTATGTCAAACATATATAAAATTGTTTATAAAGGATACCAATCTATTAATGTATCATATTTATCTATTAGACAAGATGTTAAAAATTATGTTAATAGTTATTATACTA